GACCGTAGTAATAAAGGCTTCGCGTGGAACAATATGATGTTGCAACGTTGGGTGGACCATAATGGTGCCGAACATCGTGTACTAGAAGACTACGAACGCAATCGCACATTAATTGATCTCGCGGCACAACCAAAAGAAATTAGAAATATTATTACAGAAACTATTGATAAAGGTACAGTTCCTAAAACAGTTGATCAAGTTGGTATTAGATTAATGAAGTTTTGTAACTTGTATGATTTAAAGAAAATTACAGATTCAATACAATTATATTCAGAACCCTTCCAAGCAAAATATCCAGAAAAGGAAAAAGTATAATGGCAACTACTGAACAAAAGCAACAACTAATTGATATTTTAAAATTTACACCATGTACATATACTATCCAGATGTGGGGGTATGGTGGTGAATATGTCATGGGTACCGTAGAACGTAAAATTTACGATTATTTTAAACATCGTCGGTTAAGTCTTAGCGACTTTGCTTGGGATAGTGATTATGCTGAAGACCACAACATTCCAGAAGAGATGTGGCCTTTCCCTCCAGGCAGTTGGTACGAATGTGACGACATGTGTCATGTTAGCGGTGTTGATCGAAATGCTGGAACTTTACAAATTTGTGATGAAAATGGCAACACTGTATACGAGCGTGGGTTGGAAGACATTGACGGATACAGCGATGATAGTCCAGAAATAGGTGGCGGTGATGAAGTATGGATTGACAGTAAAGATCCAGGCACAGTGGTGTTTGTGGGTGTTAGCAACGAAAAAGGCACATTCTTTGAAAGTGAGATTGAGCTCGATGAGCCATTTGACATAACCAAATTGTGTATCAGCTACGATGACATTGACGGTAATGAAATTGTTAGCATGGTATCATATGACGGTAATGATATTGACAATAACGGCGGTAGTACTAATGGCAAAAGTTCAGACTTTGGATTTTACATTGCGGGATCACAAACGGACGGCAAGTGGCAAATGTACAAAGACATGGACAGCATTGAATATGAAATGACATCATGGTTTCCTAAAAAGACCAAACCCACAATGTTAGGACTTTACGAAGTTAGAACAGCAGGTAAAAATAGTTATACATACCAAGCCAAGTGGACTGGTCAACGCTGGATTAACAATTGGCATGATGATGTTCCAGAAACAGAAGAACTAAAAATTAAAGAATGGCGTGGACTTGCCGTAGATCCCAATGCCACAGACATCGAAGGCGGAGATTTAAGTTGAAATCCGATCAATCATCATTTAGACACTGGCTGAGAAATCTTTGGCTGGATAATTGTGATGAGCATAGAGATTATGGAGAACTCCCGTATACAATGCAAGAGTACTGGGACAAATATAAATGGTGGCTGAAGAGAGAATTTAGACATCAAAAAAACAAGGAGACACAATGACCGAATTACACGCAAAGCCCATCGTTGACGGAGTACTATGGGTAGTAGAACAAAATGGCGAAAAAGTTGGTACGTTACATAAAAAAGAAAATAACAAATACATGTTGTGTGCTTCAAATGGAGAAGTATATTTTAATAAGAAATCTGAAATTACAAAAAGATTTGGAGATGATTTTTTCTTAAAGGGATTTAAAACAACGGTATCACACATTGATGTTAATGAATGCCACGGATACCCAACCAAGTGGACTCCGTTTAACAGTATGTATGATGTACGGCGTAGACTTCCTTTGTTTACAAAAAGCAATCAAAGCAAGAGTTTATTTTGTGCAGGACACTATATCATTAAATTTCCTAAAAATTGGGTTCGAAGCTTTTGTCCTAAACTAATTACTATTGAACGTTATCCGTTTACTGGTCCTTTTAAAACTGAAGAAGAAGCCAAAGAGGCACTAGCTAATGTCAAATAACCCTATTAATACAATACCTTTACAACAGTTTATTCAACAGGTAAAAATGGCTGATATGAGTCAGCAAAAAGAGGTTAAATTAGACATACGCACAGCAAAGGCCCTGGCCTTTGCTATAGGCGAGGTAACTAGCAAATTGACTCAAGATTATGACAGTCTTGTACATATATTAAAGAATACCCAAAACGACACAATTACTGTTGAATTGGATGGCGGTGGATTTGAAGACAAAAAATAGTATAAATATATGCGTATATATTGAGGATACGCATTATGAGTCGACCAAAACCAAAAGTGCTATTAGAGCATACTAATAAGAAAAATTATAAGTGTGAACAAGTATTGGAAGCAGAAGCCATTTGGGCTGTTTTCTATAAAGGTGAACCTTTTAATTTAAAGAGCTTTAGTAGTATAACCAGCTATCCAGGTCCCAAATATAAAAAAGTGGCGTTTAGCAATCCTGGACACGCTATTAATTTAGCAAAAAAATTAAATTTAACATTTGGATGCAGTGACTTTCAAGTTACCGTATTGACAACTGGCCAAGTATTAAAATGATTTCTTCTTTGGCTTACACGAAAATTTTTTTAAAAACACAAGAAAAATCGTGTGACGAAGCCAATGTCAAACTACACCATAGATTGTGGTGGCAAAATGTAAGAACAAAAGATTCTGGTGGATTACGATTAACTGAGGAAGGCTACAATCATCTAGCCAATATTTTGGAATTGAAAGAATACGAAGTTCCATTCACAGAACACGTAGAGCTAAGTCCCCAAACAATAATCTTTTTTGATCGATTTATCGATTGTCCGTATTACTTAACTAACCAAAGCATTACTGTATTTTCGGAAAAGAAAGCATTTGAGCTATACTTGTTCTCAGATGATATTCGAAAATTTGGGCTAGTTAAGGCAATAAATGCCCGTAGAAAAGCGGAAGAATCCGAGTAAAACAACCAAAATTTGCTTGACTTACTTGCAGGATGACGCTATAATATACACATAGCTTAAATTTTTAACCCCCGCAAACTAAGATAGGAACTTAAATGAGCGAGATTCTTTCCCGTACAGTAGGCCCAAAAGCGGCCAAAAAAGCAATCCGTAAAGGCTTTGCTAAACGTCGTCCAATTTTCCTTTGGGGTCCTCCCGGAATTGGCAAGTCAGACATTGTCAAGCAACTTGGTGAAGACCTTGGCGCTCATGTTATTGATGTTCGACTAAGTTTGTGGGAACCCACAGACATTAAAGGCATTCCTTACTTTGACAGTAACGATGGCACAATGCGTTGGGCACCGCCTAGCGAACTTCCTGATGCAGTTCTTGCATCTAAGCATAAACAAATTATCCTTTTCATGGATGAAATGAATAGTGCGGCACCTGCTGTACAGGCTGCGGCATATCAGCTTATCCTTAACCGTCGTGTTGGTACATATCAATTGCCAGACAATGTTGTAATGATTGCGGCTGGTAACCGTGAAGCAGACAAGGGTGTTACATATCGTATGCCAGCCCCGTTAGCAAATCGTTTTGTTCACTTGGAAATGCGTGTGGACTGGGAAGACTACAGTTTTTGGGCTACAGAAAATCGTATCCACAAAGACGTTGTTGGTTATTTGACCTTTAGCAAGAAAGACTTGTATGATTTTGACCCCAAGTCTACAAGCCGTGCGTTTGCTACACCACGCTCATGGACATTTGTAAGCGAGCTATTGGAAGATGACGACACTGACGAAGGCACATTGACCGATTTGGTTTGCGGTGCTGTTGGTGAAGGTCTGGCTATCAAGTTTATGGCGCATCGTAAGGTTGCAAGCAAGATGCCAGATCCTACAGATATCTTGACTGGCAAAGTTAAGAAGATGGACACTAAAGAAATTAGTGCCATGTATTCTTTGGCTGTTAGTTTGTGCTATGAACTTAAAGACGCTTCAGATAAAAATGCCAAGAATTGGAATGATCAGGTCAATCATTTCTTTAAATTCATTATGGATAATTTTGAAACTGAATTGGTCATTATGAGTACTAAACTTGCTCTTACTCAATACAACTTGCCGTTGGATCCAGACGAAATTGAATGTTTTGATGACTTCCATGCAAAATTTGGCAAGTATATTTCGGCCGCTACTGAAAAGAAACAGTAAAATACGCCGATTGACACCTCCTTCGGGAGGTGTTATAATATATACATTACATAGGAGCCGAAATGCAACATAGTCTAGATCCCGTAGTTGACAAAATTATTGTAGCCCGTGTGGGGTTGCTTTTACGTCATCCATTTTTTGGTAATATGGCCACACGTCTTAAAGTTGTGGACGCTAGTGATTGGTGCAAGACTGCGGCTACTGATGGTCGTCATTTGTTTTACAGTCGAGAGTTTTTTGAAAAACTTACAACCAAACAAGTTGAGTTTGTGGTAGCTCACGAAATTTTGCATAATGTATTTGACCACATGGGACGACGTGAAGGTCGCGATGCTAAAATCTTTAACATTGCCGCTGACTATTGCGTTAACGGTCAATTGGTGCGTGACCGTATTGGTGAGCAACCTCCAGAAATTAAAATTTTCCATGATCCAGTACACT